ACCTAATACAGGTTTTCTAGGTCTACCAGAGCCTTTTAAGGCTTTAGGGTCTATGTTTTTTGCGCTACCCATGACTGGTTTTCTTCTAGCTTCTTCTGCTTTTGTCTTTGTAGAATATTTTTTACCTCGCCATGTGAAAGTTTTTCGACCTTCATCTTTAAATTGTTTAAACGCTTTTGCAAACGATAAGTCGTCCGTATCGGTTGCTTTCCTTGTGCTTCTATCTTTGACTCCTGAAAAAGCCGCATAGCTACTAGATCTCATTTTATTTTCCCCAAAATATTTGTTGAATCATAATAATAAAAGCAGTTACAGCACTACCTGCGCCTGCCGCCCACATTAAAGTTTTCCATCCGCCTTTGTCTTCTGATAACACTTTATGAATATCAGCTAAAGATTTTTTAATTTCTTCTATGTCTGATTTCATTTCATCCATGTCGTCTTGTATATGTTTGATTTCATTTGCCTGAACAGCAACTTTGCTCTCAATTTCCACAGGTTTTCTTCCTTTACGTTTTCTTGGTTTCTTGTTGAAAATTTTATTTATTTCTTCTTTTTCCATTACCATTTCACCTTATCCGCCCAGTAAGCCGCCGAGGACTTTCCTTTGGCTATGTTTTTACCATGCCTTGCCTTGAAACTTTTACGCTTGGATTTCATTCTGGCTGACTCTCCTGCCTTGGGTTTTCCTGCCGTTCCTGATACAGTTCCGACTTTCTTTCCCTGTTGGCCGAAACGAATAATCTTTTCTTTTCCATTAAAACACGCTTTTACAATATGTGATTTTTTAGGGTGAGAGGGGGTTCGCCTCGGCTTATTACAAGGCATTGCTTTTTTATTAACTTGTGAAGCCATTTAAGCTTCTCCGCCACCTTCATAAAACAATGTCACGCTAGTAATTGCGGCAGTGTTTCCATTTGTCATATGGATACCATCATCAAATACAATTCCGTTTTGAGGAATAGATACTCCCTGAACTCCTATTGCACTGGGTGCTGTTATTTGTAACAAAGTTGTCCCTGTGGAAGTAGCTCCATTACTAAACGTAAGATCAGCACTAGCGCCGTGAACATACTGTATACCTTGGAGTCTGCTTCGACCATCAATAACTTGACCTGTCTCTTTTTTAGTGACAGCTTTTACGTCGTCATTCATAGCCTACTCCTTATGAGTCAGTTACATTTAGATTTACGTTCTGTAGGTATTTAACAGTTACGTCAGCGATACCCGCTGTTCCATCTGCTGTTACTGCTGGGGAATATGTAGCGATTACTGTACGGTCAGTTGTTCCAATATTAATAGAAGCTGTAGCCATTCCGGTGCTATATGTTAAAGCAATTGCCTTAGCATTTGTACCATTTAGTAAAGCTGTTGTAGCCCCTGAGAATCCTACTGAAACAGTAGCCGCCGCAGAGTTATCTGAAGCCTCTACAACATTTAACATGACTTCTGTAATCTTTGAATTTGCTGGAATAACACCAACTGTGGAGGTAGCGGTTGTTCCGGTTATATCAATTACGGCTGATTGAGCCATTAATACAAAACCAACATTATTTACATCGGTTCCTACAGTCGTGCCTGTAGTTTCTTTAATTGTTCCAGATTTAACTGGACCTGAAAATGTCGTACTTGCCATTTTTTTTCTCCGTGTATTAGCACATTGTCACACCATCTCTAATACGTCAGCTAGGTCTGTTGGTGTAACTAATTAACCCTAGTTATTTTTTAATTGCTTCTTGAATCCAATTAAAAGGAGCCTGTGATTGCTCGACCATCGCTTTTGCAACACTACAATTAATATCAATAACTTGATTTGTGTTTTGTATAAACTGGTCTTTACAAGCAGTTAAAAATTTAAAATATAAATCCATGTCTTCTCCTAAAAAACGAAGGGGGCAAAGCCCCCCTCATCAAGATTAAGCTCCGGGTGAACCAAACATTCCCAATGGGTCAGAGAACCCAAAAGAATATCTTTCACGAGCCTTATAACGAACGTTACCTGTGTCAAAGTCTCCCTCCATGGAAGTAGCCATAGGTGTACGAACGAAATGCTTAAGTCCATTTGGAACATCCGTTGTTAGGAAGTAAGCGTCTCCGTCGGTTAGGTAGTGGTTAACTGCATAACCTTCTGGAATAGCTCCTGTCGTTCTAAGAGCGTTGATATCGTTATCAGCAGTTCCAGTTCTTAGGTCTGTTTGTAACAAACGAGTAGCCACGAACATTAGATCTGGTGGGATAATCAACTTACGAGGTTTAGCCGCTATCAACAGTCCTCTTTCATCTGTCCACTTAGATATTTGAATAACATGAGCCTCTAAAGAGGTTTCATTCAAATCAGTAGCAGTTGCTGGTCTGTTTGAGTTTGAACCACCTGATACCAATGGGTGAGCTGTAGAAAATAATGCTACACCGTCACCGCCCGGAAATGCGCTGTCAAATCCTTGATTAAGGATATTAGCCGCCTTTACCTGTTTAGTGTATGCCATAGCACGAGCTAAAGCCTTGGTGTAACGAGCAGACAAAGAATCATAGAGGTTGTCCTCCATGGCTTCTTCTGTAATCGAAAAACCGAGAGCAACTGTCTCATGGTTATAGCGTGAAGTGTATGCTTCCTGAGCATTGTCAAATGCGATGGCTTCGCCTTCGTTTTTAACAGGTGCCGCAGAAAAACCGGATAGTTTCGTCTCCTCCTCGAAAGAACGCTCGGAAGTTTCTGTTTCAAAAATTTCTTTGTGCTCTTCGCCGTATTTTGCGTACTCAAGCCCATATAGAGCGTTAAGTCCCGGAAGGAGTTCTTTAAGTAATTGTGCTCTTGAAATAGCCATTTAAAAATCTCCTTATACCGCTGTTGCGTCTTGATATGAATGAATCTCAAAATTCAACTTAACCAATACTTCAGGATACTCTCTGAATAGAATTGTTGAATCTGCCGGAATTGCTGTAACACTTCCCGGAACAGCGATAGCTGAATTTATTGTTACAGAGGTGGCTCCTGCCGCCGCCGCAACTGACACAAAAGAAGCAGTTTGAATAATCTGCCCTCCTGAATCTAAATACGCTACATCGGTTCCGTGAGGAATAGCATTTGGTAGTGCGGTACAAGTGATTGTTGTAGAGGAAGAGCTTCCTGTTACGGATGTAGTCTTCTTAGTGTCATCAACAACTCCCATGATTCTTACTGGAAATGCCGCTGTTGTTAGCGTATTTCCAATGTGGACAGCGTTTGCACTGTTTCCAGTGTTTCTGCTACCTGTGTTACTGAGCATTCTTTGATTCTGCCCTACTAATGCATGGTTACCTGAAGCTACGGTCGTTCCAGTAGAACAAACCACAGCTTTATACACAACATCGGGATCATCAGAAACATAAGCCATTATGTCGCCAGCTTTTGTTCCAGATGGATAATATTGTGCAAATTGTTTTTGTTTTGTCGTTGGGTCTGTGTAAGTGCAACCCAAAAATATACCGACCATACCTGAGTCGTCAGCGTCGTTTGTTACCGCCTGATGTTCAACATTACCACGAACCAATTTAACAAAATCACCGTAAAAGATATCTGTTCTGTAGTCATATTGAATTGGTAACATGCGGGTAGAACCCGCAAACGGAACGCCTCCGATGAGGTTAATCGGCTTTAGCCCGTAAGGGGCACCAACTGTAGGATAAGCCATTCTGTTTCTCCGTTATTTATCCTCTACTGCCTTTGGTAGTGGTTGATTTCTTTTCACTAAACATTGGCATACGAGGGTCATTTTGTCTATATAGATTAGCGTCCACAGCGGCCTGCTGGTCTGATGTTTTCTTAGCTATGTATTCTTTTTTAGCTTGCAACAAACCTTTAGGTGCCTTGTGAAGCATTAATCCACCAATTTCAACTTCATTTCCAGTGTTACCCCATGAGGGGATTTCTGGATGATCTTCTTTTTTGCAAGGTATATATCCTTGTGACCTTTTCTTCATAACGTTTCTTACATCATCTTGCCCCATAACAGAGGTTCTTACATATAAGAATTCGTCATCACCGTTAGGTGTTGGGTTAGGCAGTACGTCATCACTGAAATCTTTTATATTGTATTTTGTTTGGCTCATTTCACGAGTTTCTGATTCACGATTATTCCTATTAGCCATTAGCTTGCTCCTTCATAATTTGTTCTGCGTATTTTTCAATAGGTACTCCAAGACGTTTGGCAATGGATACCTGAGTTTTAGTTAATCTAACTTTATTAGAACCAGACGTTCTTGATGCTGGAGCAACTACGTTGGCGGGTTTTTTCCCGAATTTGTTTGGAAATTCCTCACGCATACGGGCATCTATCTGGCTGTAATATTCTTCTGAACCAGAAGGAACCCCACGCTTGACTAATTCATCGTGAATTCCGAAGGCGGCACCTCTCATAACTGCGTCGGTTTCAAACCAACGATTTTCAGTAACCCACTGACGGGTGCGTTCGTCAGGTACTACTTGTTGTTGTACACTATTTTGAGTTTCTTGTAAAGGTTTTTGGTGAACAGGTTCATAGGTTTCTACCTCTCTTTGTTCTACTGTAAACCTAGCTAACTTCTTCTGAGCCTCCACCATTTTATCTGGCTCTCCCGCTTCGTAAGCGTCTTTATATTCCTTTTCCGCTTGTGCGAGTTCAGCCCCAACTCTGTTTTTGTGACTCTCAAGAAGGACGGTTTCACCTCTGGATAGCTTATCTTGCAAAGTTTGATTTTGCTCTGCAACTTTTTGTGCATAATTCATAGCCTCCTGTTGCTCTCTCATAAAACGTTCTTTATCTCTTCTTTCGTCGTGATAAGCACGTTTTAATTGATTAATCCTTTTTTGAACATTTCCACTGTATGTAGAAATTTCATCCTCTGGTATATCTACATCTCCTAAATGTTTTTTTCCTTTATCCTCATCTGGAGTATCATCTACTATCTCTACCTCATTTTCGGATACTTCTTCTTCTATTTCGTAGTTTTTTTCTTGCTCTGACATTTTTTCTCCTTTAAGCACGAGTTATGCCTCGTGGGTCAGCGACAACACCTTCTACAGCGTCATCGTTAATTAATCTAAATTCCTGCTCACCCTCTTCTG